CCCGCCTGGGCTACCAACTCGAGGCGGGGCGGCATCTGTGGCGTCGAAAGGGGGTGCCAGCTCGGCGCCGTCAGATTGGGTGATCTCTCCGGTTTGCGGATCGTATGGAGGCAACGGCACATCGGAAATGGTCTCGACCTCGGTTTCATCCAACCAGCCCAGGCCGCAGATGCTCAACGTGACTCGGCGCTTGGCCTTGGTGACGGCCTTCAGCACGGCATTGGCGTGTGCTTCGCCTTTCAGGGTTGACGGGAACGGCACCGCGCCTAAGTCCTCGTCCACGCGACCATCCGGTGTGTGTGCCTTGACGCGAACGGTCAGAATGTCATCGGCGAGTTGACGTGAAACGACTTCCAGCGACACGTTGTGAATTTTGCGCAACTGATCGGTGCAGGCGCGTGTGGCGTACAGCGTGAGTTTGCCGTTGAGCGTGATGTACGACAGTGGCTGCGTCAGTGCATTGATGCCGAGCGATTTGCATACTGCCTGGTAGTATCGCACGCGCTCGTCCGGCGTCAGCTTGGCCAGGTCACCCTTGGCGATGACCGATTCCATCACGTCGGCTTCGGACACCTTTGCGGGCACGTTCATTGGTTTACATCCCTTCGTGAAACAAAATGGCCTATGCGGTGAACGAGTCCGGCGCATTTCGGACATGAACGGTTGGCAATCAGGTGATCAGCCTGAAGCACCTGGGGCGATTAACTCCCTAGGCTGTGGCTCTCGCCTCCGCACGCCTTAGCCCATTTACGACATTCCAGCGCTGGGCACGCTACCTCCAGCATTCGTTCACCGCGTAGACCATTCATCGGTTTACATCCTCGTGTCGTTTATCGAACTCGTTATCGCTGATCGCACTGCGCTGTTCCTTGCGCTCGAGCACAGCCATTCGCCGATCGAGTAGGTCATTCCAGTAGCCCTGGTCGGCGACCGTTGGCGTCAACCATTGTTCCATCAGGTGCCGCCATAGTAGGTCGGCCTCGGCCCATCGATAGTGGCGCGTGGCGTCGGCCCATTGTTTCATGAGGTGTCGGTATGTGTGTGAATGTTTCACGATGTTTCCACATACCTATATAAGCCGTTTCTTGTGCGGGAAAGTCTGTGCAGCACTTGCGCGGCCGTCAAGAGAAATTTTGCCGATGGCTAGTATTATCGGTCATTGGGTTACCTGTGCTGTCCTAAAGATGTGGCCATTTCATCGGCATTTCTGCGTCGTCGACGGCTAGCCGATGGCTAGGAATACTAGTGTTGAGGAACTTTTCGTTTTGCTTGCGTCAGTTCCATGACGGGCGCAAAGATGCATTTCCGACATAGCCTCCATCGCTGCGCCCGTCCCACCCCGCAGACTATTCGAAAGGGTATGTCGATCCGTGATCGAATACCTTGACCAAGAGAGCAAGCTTGAGCGCCGTGCGCTGCGCAAGGCGAACGAGCTGTTCCTGCAACGGCTGCAGGCCGAATACAGGCGGGCCGAACGCAATCGCCAGGCGCGCGACCGCTACAACGCCGAGGATGATTTTGCCAGATCGATCGATGAGGCCTATGCGGTGATCCGCGAGCGCAAGGCCAACGGCGGCAAGGGCTGGACGCCGCCATGAGCCGGATCATTGGATGGTTTTCATGCGGGGCCGCGTCTGCTGTTGCGGTCAAGCTCACGCGCGCGTTGCCGGTCTATTGCGATACAGGGGCCGAGCATCCTGACAACGTGCGATTCCTTGCCGACTGCGAACGCTGGTTCGGTCGCAGGGTCGAGCGGTTGAAATCAGAACGCTATTCCGACACCTGGGACGTATGGACGAAGCGCCGCTACCTCGCTGGCATCGAGGGTGCGCCCTGCACCATCGAATTGAAGGTGATGCCACGGCTTGCTTTCCAGCGGCCGGATGACGAGCACGTCTTCGGCTACACCGCAGATGCGCTTGACGTGGCACGAGCCGAGCGGCTGCGCGCCAACTATCCAGAACTGATCATCCACACACCGCTGATCGAGCGCGGCCTGAACAAGGCGGCATGCCTCGATATGGTGCAGCGCGCGGGCATCGCCCTACCACCGCTCTACGCCATGGGATTTCAGAACAACAACTGCCTGCCGTGCGTAAAGGCAACTAGCCCTGATTACTGGGCACTCGTCCGGCATCAGTTCCCCGACAAGTTCGATCGCATGGCCAAACTCTCGCGCGATCTCGACGTGCGCTTGTGCCGCCTCGCCGGTGAGCGCGCCTTTATCGACGAAATACCACTCGATCATCCGACGACATATCCGCTGCAACCGAGTTGCGACTTCCTGTGCCACATCGCGGAGCAGGATTTATGACCGAGGGGCAACTGCGCTCGGCATTGCAGGCGGCCATCCGGCAGGGCGAGCAGAACGCCCAGGCGCTGATTGATACCGCACTGCATGTGCGCGATCTGCAAACATCCATCCGCCAGGCCATCGCGGCCATCGACCGCAAGTCATACGAGACCGCACGGCAGGACCTCAAGCAGGCGCTCGACGAGATGCCGGTCGAACAGCGCAGGCGGGAACGCGAATGACCGACGCCCAGCCCGAGCGCGACCGCATCTTCATGCTGACGCTGGTGGCCAAGCCTCCCCGCGAAGGCGGGGACGACGATCCGATCCGCGCCATCCGCTGGCTGCTCAAGGTCGCACTGCGGAAGTTTCAGTTGCGCTGCACCAATATGCGCGAGGTGTGATGAACCAAGAAAAAATTGAACGAGAATTGGATGAGATTGGCAGGCTCCATGAGAGTCCAATTGAGTATCAATTTGGCTGTGCTTTAGTTTTTGCGTTAGCTAATTCTACAATTCGTATTCGTGCCCAGTATCAGGTTGAGCACTATCGTTACGATTTTGCACTGATCCATCCAATACTCGAAAAAGCCCTTATGTTTATTGAATGCGATGGCGAGGAATTTCATTCCTCGGCAGAGCAACTCGCTAATGACCGAGCAAAGGAAAGGTTAGCGGAAACAATTGGTGCCTTTGTCGTCCGTTATTCCGGCAGTGCAATTTATCGCAACTCAAAAGATTGTGCGGAAAGCGCGGTTCGATCACTGGTCCGGGGATGGGATTGGTGCATAGCGGCTTCAAACCGGGACGGGGTTCAAAATGGCAAAATATCCCGGGCTAATGTTGTGGACTGATGCCTGGATCGCAGACACACATCACCTAACAGTCGAACTTCGTGGGGCTTACATGGACCTGCTGGTCTTGATGTGGCGCACTCCTGGATGTCGCGTCCCCAACGATGATCACTGGTTGGCTCATCACCTCGGATATACGGCGGATCAGGTTACCAATCTGGTGCGGCCCATCATCACCGAGTTTGGGACGCTGGTCGCAGGAAGCGACTACGTAACGCAGAAACGGTTGCAGCGCGAATTCGCAGTTGCACACAAGCGTAAAGAAAAGGCTGTAGAGGCCATTCGGACACGATGGAACTCGCGTAACCAAAAACCGCCATCAGCCGTAAGTAACGGTAAGGGAACGAAAAAGACCGATAGCCTAGTAATACACTCATCTCCTTCACCTTCACCTGCACCTGCACACTCTACAGTGCAGGAGCAGGTGCAGGTAGGAAAAGGGCCTCGCTCACTCGCTTCGCCGCGCTCGGAGGGCGCGCTCGCTCGCGAGGCAAGAGCGGCGAGACCGGTGACCAACCCGCGCGATCCCGGCGTCGACTACCGCAGTCCGCCGAAGAAGAAATCCGATCCCCCACTGCAACCCCTTCCTGAGAAACTCCGATGACCCCCACCGAACAGCAAATCCTCGCCCTGCTCGAGCGCAAGACCGAGTTGACCCAGTTCACACCGACCTACCGCTGGCTGATCGAGGCCGTCGAGCTCCTGCTGCGCCATCAGATCGAGCTGCGCGAGGAACTGCGCAACAATGGAATCCTGCGATGAACTTCTCACAAGCCGAAATCCGCGCCATGGTCTTCGCGCTCACAACTGTCCGGGATAGTTGGTTTGAGCAACCCCACCAGGAGATGGAATTTTCCTATGACGAAGTTGAATCAGCCTTGGCGAAGGTGAGTGCCTACACGGGATCAATATCGCCTCCTGATGACCCGTGGTGGGACTTAACCCGACCGCCGGATAAACCATGACCTGGTGGGTCGTCCAGACCGAGAGCCAGCGCGAGCACATCGTGCGCGTCCTACTCATGCGCGCCAAATATGAAACCTACATTCCGCGCATCAAGCATCGCAGCCGCATCAGTCCGTTGTTCCCCGGCTACCTGTTCGTGAAATTGAACCCCGCGCGCGATCGCTGGCGCTGCATCAATGGCACGCGCGGCGTGATCCGGTTGTTGACTTTGGGAGACAGGTTGCAGCCGGCGCCCGCGGGCGTTGTTGAAAATCTGCAGGCCCAGGCCGATAGCCA